GAATTAGACTTAAGTCTCATTAGAAGTGTTCTAGCAGGTACTACACCACCAGCACCAGGTATTTTATCTCCGTGCTCTATAGTATAGTCACCAAATACTACTTTACTTCTAAAAGGAATAAACTCTATTTTATAAGCAGCTACTTGAAGAATAACATCTAGTCTGAACTCATCCATGTCTAATAGCTCAGATGCCTTAATTCTAAGGTATCTTTCAAATCTATTCTCATGGTTTCCTGTAATATAATAGATGGGAATATCAGGGAACCTATCTCTGATGTAAGCCAGGAATTCTTTTCCTGCCTCTATCTCATCTTTAAAATGAACTACTCTTGGATCTTTCTCATGGAATGATAGCTGATAGAAGTCTAATAAGTCTCCATTAATTAATATAGAGTCTACATTTTCTTCTTCAAACTTAGTAAACATAGTTTCTAAGGCTGTATTATCATGAAATGGTATATGAACATCTCCAAACACACCTAATCTCATACATCCTGAAGGGAAAGTAAACTGACTACGTGTTTTTGTATGTGATTCTGGTAAAGTAAGCTTATTTTGCATAACTTTGGTCTTTAGTTCTTTTATGAATTTATTATTTGAATTAATCACTGCATCTCTTTGTTTTTTACCTACTTGACCTCTATAATATCTTATTCTAAGATATGTTTGTTCAAAATTTGTAAAAAATGCAGTATTTTCAGCATAAATCTTTCTAGCTAAGGTTTTAGATGGGGCTTCTGGGAATTTTTCTAAGTACTCAAATACAATTTCTGTATTTTTCTTAGTAGCTCTTTTTTTATTAATGGCTTTTGTCATATATATTAATATACAAAAAATAATCAATATGTTTACAGTAAAATTAGTTAAACAAGATGGAAAGTTAGTTTATCCTAATGATAAATCAAAATTAAATTATAAATTGTTTCTAGATAAACTGCCAGAAGGTCAGGAAGTAGAGATGTTTATAGGGCTTACTTCTAGTGATAAAAGTGTAGCACAATTAGCAAAAATACATGCCTGCATTAGAGAATTGGCTCTTGAATCAGGATATACTTTTGATGAAATGAAAGTTTTAGTTAAACAAAAATGTGGTTTAGCTTTTGATGGTGGGGGAGCAATATTTTTTAAATCTTTTGCAGATTGTAGTAGAAGTGAATTAGCATTAGCTATTCAAGCTTGTATAGAGATAGGAGAATTATACAATATTAATCTAACATAGGATCAACATATCCTTCATCACCTGGTTCAGGAATTTTTTTATCATCATATAAATTATCATCTTTAGCTTTCTTTTCAATTTCAGCTAATAATAAAGTTATAGTATATAAAGATTTTTCATAATCTGTTAAATCCATATACTCTTCTTTTGCAACATGCTCTAATGATAAATGTTTTTTTTCATCATCAGTTCCTAAAGAATTAAATATATAATATAAAAGACCTTTAATCATCATGTAATAAGTTTTATTTACTTGAATGTTGATGATTGCATCATCTTTCATTTCTTTTACATTTATAGCCATAACATTTAAATTTTAACAAATATATGAAAGAAAAATTAAACATAGAAGAAATTAAACAAAAAATATTTGATAAACTTCAACCATCAGGTTGGGGACAAAAACTTAAACCTTTTTTGTTTAGTGGAGATTTTGACAATATACTTATGCAATTACATAAGTTATCTATTTTAAACAAAAAGTTTACTCCAACAGTTAAAGATTTTTTTAGGGCATTTGAAGAATGTCCCTATGATAAACTTAAGGTTGTAATGGTTGGTCAAGAACCTTATTTAAATGTAAGATCTGCAGATGGTATAGCATTTAGTTGCAGTACTAATCCTAGAATAGAAACAAGTTTAAAATTTATACTTGATGAAGTAAATAAAACTGTTTATGGTGGACATAATGTATCTATAGATCCAGATCTTAAAAGATGGAGTAACCAAGGAATACTATTACTTAATTCTTCATTAACTACACAAGTATGTACATCAGGTAAACATTATGAAATATGGAAACCATTTATGGCATATTTATTTGACTTATTAAATCATAATGAAAATAAATTAATATATCTTTACATAGGAAAAAAAGCTCAAGAATGGGCTGATTCTATAGATGAAGATAACTATAAATTTTTGGTAACTCATCCTATTAATCCTGCTAGTTTACATACTAGAAGATGGGACTCTAATAACATATTTTTAAAAGTACAATTATTAGTACAAGAACATTATAATATTAATATAATTTGGTAAACATGGAAGAAATATTTAATAAACTTACAAAAGCAGACTTAACACCTAATAGTTTCTATGTTTTATATTGTATTAAAAATAATACAAAGCCTCATAATTTTGTTAATAGTAGTTTAGCTGTAACAAAATTAAAACAAGAAGGTTGGTTAGAAGAAAATTTGCAACTAACAAGTAAAAGCATTATCTTTACAACTGAAATAGATGGCTTCTTTAAGAAAGCTAAAAAGAAAATAACTAAAGATTTATTGGGAGATAATTTTACTAGCAACATAAAAACTTATGTTGAAATATTTCCTAACAGGAAACTATCTAGTGGAAAATATGCAAGAATAAATCCTAAAAACTTAGAAAATTCTTTTAGATGGTTCTTTGAGAACTATGAATATGATTGGGATATGATTTTTAAAGCAACAAAAAAATATATATATGATTACAGCTTAAAGAATTATGAATACATGAGAACTTCTCAATACTTTATAAGAAAGCAAAATACTGATAAAACATATGATTCTGAGTTAGCTGATTACTGTAATATGATTGACAATGTGTTAGATGATGAAGTAGTATTTATTAAAGAGAGGAGGTTATGAATTGGAAGTCAAGAGGGGTTTTACTACTCATTGCAGTTTTTAGTAGTTTGTTTGCATATGTGGTTATCCACAATTTTATATTTCCAATATCAATTTGGGAATACTTAGTAATTGAAAGTTTGATCACCATACTTCACTTACTGTACAATATTTCAAAAGAAAAAACAATAAGTCTTTTTGAAAAATAATTTTTATGGAAAATTTGTATAATGGAGCTCGGGCTTATAAGCCTATCAGTGAAAGAGACTCTTTAAGAAAAGCTATTCTAAAAATCAAAGCTAGAAGACAAGGAGATTTAAAATCCTTAAAAACTTCTTGGATTAGATTTAATGATGCATTTTGTGATGGTCTTGAATGGAAGACTATTACTGTAGTTGGAGCTAGACCAGGAGTAGGAAAAACTTTATTTATGGAGCAATTGGTTAATGATGTTATAACAGAAAACACAGACCAAACTTTTAGAGTATTAAAGTTTCAATTTGAAATGGTTGATGAAACCAATGGTATTAGAAAACTATCTATGAATACAGGTTCTGATTACAATACTTTAATGAGTAAAGGAAAATTAATTGATAAAGCTATTTTCCAAAAGTGTATAGAAATATATGAAAAAACAGAACAAACAGATGTCATTGATGTAATATATGATCCTTGTACTGTAGATGAAATGTGTGCTACTATACATGCTTATATGGAACAACACAAAGTTCAAAAAGGTGTTGACCAAAATGATAATCCAACATATGATTATATAAATACTTTAGTTACTATAGATCACTCATCTTTATTTAGAGTTGCAAAACAAGAAAAAGATAAGTTTGAAATGCTCTATGCATTAGGAGAAGCTCTTACAAAAATGAAAAAGAAATATCCTATAGCTTTTATAGTTCTTAGTCAGCTCAATAGAAATATTGATCATCCTGACAGATCTAAAGATGGCCAGTATGGTAACTATGTTTTAGATTCTGATTTATTTGGTGCTGATGCCTTACTTCAACATGCAGATGTTGTAATAGGTATTAATAAACCATTTTCAAGAAAAATAAGATTTTATGGTCCTGAAAGATATATAGTAAATGATGAAGAGCTTTTAGCTTTTCACTTTCTTAAGTCTAGAAATGGCTTAACAGGTTTGTTTTTTTGTAAACTTGATAGATCTACCATAAGAATAGTGGAGATAGATTTTCCACCACAAAGCATGTAACAATTAATATAAATATATGAACAGAAAAGAAAAAGAAAATGAGTTTTATGCTTTCCATATGGAAAGATTTAAACAACTTAAATTAGCAGATCCAGCATTTGTTATTAAAACAGCTTTCTTTCAAAAAGGAAAATTTGGTAAACAAGTACAACTCTTTGAAGGAGAATTAAATAAAGGTGTAGACATCTTTATTGAAATGATTGATATTGTAAGAGATAATGATAATAAGGAAATGGATATGGTTCCTGCTAATGCAGATAGACAACTATTTAAATACACTTATAATCCTTATTTTGCAGAAGAGTATGAAACTAAAGAAGGATTAGGTAAATCAGGAGCAGGTTACACTGCTTATATTATTCCAGCATCAGAATTAGTTGCAATTTTAAAAGATGGTTCTCAAATTACCTATAATTTATGGGAAAAAAGAAAACTTGATGCAGAACTTGCTGCAGATTTAGCACCTAAAGAACAAAATAGTTTATCTATATTTCCTGATTTTGTTGAAGCTTATGCTTCTACACCAGCAAATGGAAATTTAGATGAAAAACCTTCAGAATTAGCTTCAGAACTTCTTTTAAAGATTTCTGAGCTTTTTAAAGAATTATCAACTGCATTATCTAAACCTAATTAACATGGCTATAGTACTTCCAACTAAAAAGATTAAAGCTGATAGAGTTAATCCTAAAAGATTAATTGTCTATTCAAAACCTAAAACTGGTAAAACTTCGGCATTTGCAGGACTAGAAAATAATCTTATTTTAGATTTAGAAAATGGTGCTGACTATGTAGATGCTTTAAAAATAAAAATTAATTCTTTACAAGAATTACTAGATGCAGGCAAAGCTATTAAAGAAGCAGGTAAACCTTATACTTATGTTACTATAGATACAGTAACTGCATTAGAAGATATGGTTATGCCTTTGGCTATTAAGCTATACAAACAAACTAGCATGGGTAAAAACTATGATGGGGATAATGTATTGTCTTTACCAAATGGTGCCGGATATTTATATTTAAGGCAAGCTTTCTTTCAGGTTTTAGATTTTATTGATACTTTAGCACCCCATATTATTTTATCAGGTCATATTAAGGACAAACAGGTAGATGATAAGGGTGAAATGGTAATGGCTGCTAATATAGATTTAACAGGTAAAATAAAATCTTTAATTTGTGCAAATGCAGATGCAATAGGTTATATGTTTAGAAAAGGTAATCAAACTATTTTAAGTTTTAAGACTATTGGAGAAGTGACTTGTGGAGCAAGACCTGAGCACTTAAGAAATGAAGAGATAGTAATTTCTGAAATGAATGACAAAGGTAAATTAGTAATTCACTGGGATAAAGTATATAAATAATAATTAAAAACAAAAACAAAATGGGATTAAGTACAACAGATTTAGGAACTGGAACAGGTTCAGGTATGCCAAAAACAATTGGCCCAGGAAATCACACATTAACTATTAACAGCATGCATTTAGAAGACTTTCAATTTATTGATGGTGCAAAGCATTTAATATTAAATGTAGAAACAGAGCCTATTGAAGGTTTTGAAGGATTTATGATTGATAAGGATGATGAAAGTAAAGGTCATCACAAAGGTCAAATTGGTAGAGTTAAAGCTAGCCAATATGCTTTTGCAGATGGAGAAACTAAATCTGGTATTAAAATTCAAAGAGATAGATCTATTATGATCTTTTTAAGTAATATGTCTAAAAATTTAGAATTTTATGAATGGTTTGTAGAACAAGATAATAAGTTTAATACCATTGAAGATTTTGTAAAAAACTTTAGTGATAATGCTCCTTACAAAGGTATGCCAATAGAATTTTGTATTGCAGGTAAAGAGTATATGAATAAGTCTGGTTATGTAAATTATGATATGTGGTTACCAAAAGCAGAAAATAAAACATATGCTTATGGAGAAAATGTTATGGTTTATAATGAAGCAAAACATCTTAAAAAGATGGAAATTAAGAATGTAGATAAATTTGGAGATGATGATGATAATTTCACACCACCAAGCAAAAATTCTTCTGACTTTAGTTTAGATTAACATCTCTTGTATAAGGGAGTTATTCTGACTCCCTTATATTTTTAAATTAAGTGATTATGATTTCAACAAAAAATTTAATTTATGATTTGGCAGATGTGCCAAGAGAATGGATATTTGAACACTATCTTAATTTAACAGAAAAACTTACAGGTCAAGACCTTAAAATAAAATCTGTATTTAATTTACGTGAGAAAACTCCTTCTATGTGTATCTACATGGATAAAAAAAATATCTATAAGTTTAAAGACTTTTCTTCCGGTAATGGAGGTGATACTTTAAGTCTTGTACAAAATCTTTTTAATCTATCTACCAGAGGACATGCATCTTTTAAGATAATAGAAGATTATAATCAATATGTTTTAAATAATGGTTTTAATCCTATAAAATCTTATAAACAACAAAGCAGATATAAAGTTGCTGATTTTGAAATTAGGCACTGGAATACTCTTGATCAAACCTATTGGATGGGATATAAGATTGGTTCTAAATTATTAGAGAAATATAATGTTAGTCCATTAGAATATTATATTATGCAAAAAACAGATGAAAATGAAGTTTTGTCTAGTATAACTATCAAAGGTAATTATATCTATGGTTACTTTAAAGAAGATGGATCTCTTTATAAAATATATCAACCTAAAGTAAAGGACAGTAAATTTATTAAAGTAAGAGATTATATTCAAGGTTCTGAACAGCTTACATATGATAAACCATATCTTGTTATTACTTCATCTCTTAAAGATTTAATGGCATATAATAAGTTAAAAATTAGTAATTCTGAAGCTATAGCACCAGACAGTGAAAATACTATGATAAATGAATCTACCATTAGTTTGCTTAGTAAACGGTATAACTCTATAATTGTACTGTTTGATAATGATGAGCCTGGAATTAAAGCTGCTGAAAAGTATAAGTCTAAATATGGTTTTAATTATGTTATTCTTGATCTTGAAAAAGATTTATCAGATGCTATTAAAGTACATGGTATAGATAAAGTAAGAGATAATATATTACCTTTATTAAAACAAACATTATGAAAGATCCTATGTATGATTATGTTTTTAGACATAATGTAATAAAAGCAAAATTAAGTTTTGAAGCAAGATCAGTACAAGATGCAATAAATATACTATCTAGTATGATAAACACTGTAGCAGATTGGAACATGAAAAGATACAAACAAAAATGAGTTGGCTATATCAAGGACAACCTTTTAATAACTCAATGATACCTGAAAATGCAGAAGGGTTTGTATATGAGATGCAAGCTACTATTGATGGTAAACTTGTTAAGTATATTGGAAAGAAAAACTTTTACTCTACTGTAAAGAAGAGATTTGGTAAAAGAGCTTTGGCTCAAGTAACTGATAAAAGAACCAAAAAATATACTGTTGTCAAAAAAGAAAGCTATGAAAACTATTATAGCAGTAATAAAGTTTTACAAGAAGCTCACAAAGCTGGAATTGAAATAAGAAGATATATGATTCGCATATGCTTCTCTAAAACAGAACTTACTTATTTTGAAGTTAAGTTTCAGTTTACTAGAGAAGTATTGGAAAAAGATGATTTCTTAAATGGTAATATTTTGGGCCGTTTCTATGGTCCATTTAAAAAACAATAATTATGACAGAAAATGATATGACAGGCCTTCTATTACAGTTGGCTGACCTTGGTGTGACAGGAATTAAAGTAATCTACTCAGGTGGAGGAGATTCAGGTGCAGTTGATGAAATTATATATACAACAGAAAAAGTAACAAGTCTTGAAGATTTAGAGTACTTAGATCAGTATAGTGAAAATGTTCTTAATTTAAGAGATCTTAGCACATCTTTCTATTCAGATATAGAAGACTTTGCTACTTCACAACTCTTAGATAATATAGAAGATTGGTGGAATAATGAAGGTGGTTATGGAACAGTACTTATTAGTATTCCTTCTGGTAACTATACAATTAATAACAATATTTAT